TATAATAGTTAAATGTATATCCAATTCTTTGCATAGATTTATTAGATTTAATTGACATGTTACATTTGTAAAAATAGTTTCCGATTTATGACTTTCACACCAATCTATTGTGGGTTTACCCGAAATACCAGCTGCAGATATGATATATTTTGGCTTTAATATGGAAATTTGTTTTCTCAATTCATCTATGTTTTCGAGGCGTGTATCGACACCTATACTATTTGGAACATGTTTTAGTATATGCTTACCTATATAACCTTTAGAACCTAATATAATAGTATCAATATTCTTAAATGTGGGATTAGATAAATCTTTTAAAGATATAATTGCGTTTTTGGTTTCACTAGGCCAGTCAATATTCAGTATTGGATCGTTCCATAAATAACTCTTGTCTAAAACAGAATTAAACACTCCACCAAGAAAATACACGATTTCACTTTTTTCGTAACAGAAATATCCGTGTGCACAATTTGCTTCAATCAATAAAGAATCTCCTTTATTCAATATATAAGCGTCGTATTTTCCATCTGGTTTAACTATGACATCAAAAATTTTACCACTGTTAACGGTAATCAATTTGGGATACGGACTACAATGAAGACCTCGTAGAACATGTCTCTCATTTGTGGTTGTGAAACATTGTTTTATCTCAAATGGTGGTTCATCGATATTAAATAATATTTCACCCCTCGAGTCCTTGAAGTTTCTCATTTACTATAAATGTCATATACTCTTTATAAGTGTTGAAGATTAAAGGTTTTAGTCTTATAAAAAATATCCGATGTGGTTTGAAGAACATCTCAGAAACCTTAAAGAACCCGAACCACATCAAAAAGTTTGGAAACAAAATCCAGATAAACTGACCATTTTGTTTGTGGAAGGACACAGAACTGAAATGTGTAAATATAATCTATGGAATTTGGCACACGTTTATGGGGGTACCGATGTTGGACTCCACATTATATGTTCACAAAGAAATCTGGCCGCATTCAAAGAGTATACAAAAGATTGGACAAATGTTGTCATTACTTGGAATCCTCTGCGATCCGTGGCGGAGTTTTCAAGATTTATGACATCGGTGGAGTTTCACCAAAGACTTACATCATCGCATGTACTCGTGACTTCGTGGGATGGCTATATATTTAGACAGATTGACGAAAAGTATTTTGATTATGATTATGTAGGTGCTCCATTTTATGGAACTTTAATTGGATATGAACAGCTACTTTTACCTTTAGATAGAGTTCCAATTGAAAATCATCGCAGAGTTGGTAATGGTGGCTTCTCTCTACGACGTGTAAGCGCGTGCCATGATCATTGTCTATATAACGCTGATAAACCACGCGACATTGAAGATACATTTCTCGTCATGTCAAACATGAAATTTCCATCTGTGCGAGACGCCTACGACTTTTCTGCGGAGCATAGGATACCAGATGCAACACCACCCATCTCACCCGTGGGTATGCATAAAATATGGCATTGGTCGGGTCTCGGGGTACCTAATTATATTGGGTTTGGCGAAGAGGACTTTAAGAGATGGTGTAATATAAAGACATGAAGGTACTCGCCATAGATATTGGGTATCATAATATGGGACTTGTCCTCGCTGAATGTGGTAAAGGTCCAAAGGTAGATGTAGAGTTTATGAAAAAGGTAAGTCTTGAAGACTACAAATACATTCACTCAAATGACATTGTTGATCTCATTCCTTTATTTGTAGAAGATCACAGGTTTATATTTGATGCAGCCGACACTATACTTATAGAAAGACAACCACCCGGAGGGTTTACAAACATTGAGGTACTTCTAAATTACATGTTCAAAGATAAAGTCATCTTGGTTTCACCTGTGAGCATGCATACACATTTTGGTATGAGACATCTAAATTACGAGGAACGCAAGGAGCGAACTGTCTCTATTGCGGATAAGTACATTGAGGGTGAAATACCCTACGAGAGGAAACACGATATTGCCGACGCACTATGTATGATTTTGTATTATAACTTTAGAGTTTCCGTGCACCTTTTTGATAAATTTAGGTTTGACGGGCCTCGGCTCTAATAATTTCTAATGCATTTGCTACAGATTCTAAAGCGTCAAACACTGTCGCCGCACTACGATTCTTGCAACATTTTCTAATATTTTCAATGTTGTATTCAAAAGATTTCTTCTCCTTCTGTTTTCTTTCTTCGTGAGACTTCATAACACCCTTGAGTCTCTCAATCTCTGAATTTAACTTTTGTGTAATGACTTCAATGGCTTCGTCCATCTTTAGGATCTCTTCCTCATACCAGTCAATGTGACGGTTAAGAAGATCCCGTTTCACTTGAGATTTTGTTCTCTCCATCTGTTTTTCAACTCTTTCAATTTTGTCATCAATAATCTGAAGATTGTTTAAATATTTTTGATGATGAAATTCCTTAGATTGCTCGAGAGCTTCAATTTGTTGTTTGATGTCCATTGTGTTGTGTAAACTCTTCGCCCCAAAACTTTATACCAAGCATGCGTTCGTGATAGTCTATGACCATTTTTAGAGTTTCTGATCTTAGACAATCTGTTCCCTTGTAGAACTCATACTCTTTCCGAAGACGATTGAGTTCTTCTTCACGCCAGTGAGGCATTTTACTTGGGTGTTTTACCTTTCATGATCAATCTTAGGTCATCAATAAACGTATCAAAGCGTCCAAGACGATATTGAACGATAGCCCAAAGGAAGAAGAAAACAGTCTTTGTCAAGTTGTTTATATCATTGTCTTCCATCTTGTATATGGGCGACACGACACGGTGCATGAAAGTCTCCTCCTTTTGCTGTCCTGTGACCATCATCTCAGCTTGAGTAAGAGCACATGTGTCATCATTGACGCTCCAATGATAGAACAAAAATGGAATTAATATAGAGTAAAATTCCAAATTCCTACGGTCATTTGTAAAGGGAACGACAAGAATACCGATCAGGAACACGAGATGAATCCAGAATATTATGTTCATCTAATATAAAATGAACCAAGAAAATTTTGACGATCAAATGATCAAACAACAGGCACTTGAAAATCGTCGTGATAGTTGGAATGAGCAACACGAATCTATATTGCGTCAATGGGGTGAGGCTTCGGGGTGTTACAGGTACATGCATCACCGAGCGTTCCTGATGTACAAGGGATTGAGTATGCGTTTTACTTTACCTGTCATTATACTTTCAACAATCACAGGTACTGCGAACTTTGCTCAAGAACAGTTCCCCGAGAACCTCCGTGGTATGGTGCCATCTGTCATTGGTGGTCTTAACCTTATCGCAGGTCTCGTCGCCACGATCATGCAGTTCTTGAAGATTAACGAATTGATGGAGAACCACAAGGCTGCGGCGCTCTCATTTGGTCTTCTTTCCAGAAATATTAGATTAGAATTAGCCCTCGCTCGTGAAGAGCGTAGTACAGATGGTTTGGAATTTGTTACCAGATGCAAGAATGAATATGACCGTCTCATTGAACAGTCACCAAGTGTTCCATCAACTATCCTTGCAGAGTTTGAAAAGGAATATCCACTTGACAATATGTTCACGAAGCCCGAGATTCTCGATGTCCGAGCGATTCCCAAGTTGAAACTACCAGGTTTCACAAATATAAGATCACACATGGGTTCAAGTGTCATCTCCGAATCAACAAAGGGTGGACCACTTTCCAAGATTGGAGAACTCGTAAAGGGGAGGGAAGAGTATGAAGCAAAAATAAAGATCCTTGAAGAGATGCAGTCTGAATTAGACGAAGAAGAAGAACTCACATCGGTGGTTTCTGAAGAGCCTGAAGACGAGCCAGACGTTGAGCAAGGTACACCAACAGAATAAGCATAATCATATTAGTTAAACCGACACACACAGCATATGGTAAAATTTTCCTTCTTAAAGGTTTTACGATACGTTCTTGTAGTGCGTCATTCTCGAGCACTAAATCTATGGCTTGATTAGTAAGATCATCAATGGATTCTTTCATTAAAATAGTCGAACAAAAAAAAGAACTGGTTGTGAACACAATCCACGAAAAACAGATTGATCTATTGAAGAAGTACATTCGTGAGAGGAAAAATGTCTTCATATGTGGTTCATCGGGTGTTGGTAAAACTTATGTATTGAACGCGGTGCTGAATGAATCAAATAGTCTCGAGATATTTCAAGAACATCTAAAAAGTAAATCACCTTTC